TGAGGAACTAAAAAAGTTATCTATGCAGTTTATCGAAAGTGAGAATACTAATAAAAATCAAACCTTTGATATATCTAAAATTTATGATAAAGAGGCACGAAAAGAAGTGGAATGAATTAGGAAATAAAACAAGATACTTTGTCTTGACTGGTGGTAGAGGAAGTGGTAAATCTTTTGAGGTTGGTAGGTTTACCAGCCTTTTGTCATTTGAAAAAGGACATAAAATACTATTTACACGTCAAACAATGACATCTGCGCACCTTTCAATTATACCTGAATTTAAAGAAAAAATAGAGTTGTTAGAAATAAATGATTTTTTTCAAATAAACAAATCAGAAATAATAAATAAGGAAAGCGGAAGCGAAATTATATTTAGAGGTTTAAAGACTTCATCAGGCGACCAAACAGCTAACCTTAAATCATTACAAGGCGTTACAACGTGGATATTAGATGAAGCTGAAGAACTTACCGACGAAGCAACATTCGATAAAATAAACCTATCCATACGGCAAAAGGGAAAACAGAACAGAATAATATTAATACTTAATCCATCAACTAAAGAACATTGGATTTACCAAAGGTTTTTTGAATCAAAAGGAATCCCTGAAAGATTTAATGGAATCAAAGATGATGTAACTTATATCCATACCGATTACCGTGATAACATTAAACACTTAGACCAGTCATTTATCGATGAAGTACTAAACATCGAAAAGAACAATCCAAAGAAATACAAACATCAAATATTAGGTGGGTGGCTAGATAAAGCAGAGGGAGTTGTTTTTACTAATTGGCGCATTGATAACTTCACAGAACAAAACCTTACGGCATACGGTCAAGATTTCGGTTTTAGTGTTGACCCTACAACTTTAATTCAAATATCAATAGATAAAACAAACAAACGTATTTACTGCAAAGAATTACTTTACAAACCAAAGTTAACCACAAGCGATATTTATATCGAAAACAATCGTTACTGCGGTCATCGAGGGTTAATAATTGCAGATAGTGCAGAACCTAGATTGATTGAGGAGTTAAGAAGTAGAGGCTTAAACATTCGAGGGATTGATAAACCTAAAATAGTTGATAGGATAGCATTAATGCAGGACTATGAATTGATTATAAGCCCAGACAGTATTAATATAGTTAAAGAGATTAACAACTACGTTTGGCACGATAAAAAGTCACAAACACCTATTGATGATTATAACCATGCATTAGACGCAATAGGTTACGCTGTATGGGATTTAATAGGCAGACCAAATCAGGGAACATACAACGTTCATTTTAACTAACAACAAAACAACAACTTTAACGATAATAAGTTATGAAAGTAAATTTAATAGTTCCTGATTCATTAAATGAAATTACCTTAGGTCAATATCAAAAATGGCACAAGCTAATCACCAACAATGCTGATAGCGAGTTTGTAAGACAAAAAACCGTTTCAATTTTCTGTAATGTAGATATGAAAGACGTAAGACAAATGACACTTAGTTCAGTAGATGAAGTTTACAATGGACTGATTGAATTGTTTAACGGAAGTCCTGAATTGATTTCAAGATTTACAATTGATAAAATAGAGTTTGGTTTAATTCCAAACTTTGACCAAATGAGCGCAGGAGAGTTTGCGGATTTAGATGATTACAATTCAGATGTTGAACAATGGCATAAATGTATGGCGGTTTTATATAGACCAGTTACAAAGAAACTATCAAAGTTTTACGACGTCGAACCATACAAAGGCACAGAACAATATGCAGAGTTAATGAAAGACACGCCTATATCAATTGTTCTAGCGGTTCAGGTTTTTTTTTACAATTTAAGCAAAGAATTGTTGAGCGTTACGATGGATTATTTGGAACAACTACCACAGTCGGAGAAGCAGATTATAGTAGAGAAAGCCAGTTCTTTAAAAAATGGGGATGGTATAATAGCTTTTATGCAATCGCCAAAGGAGACGCTTTCAAAATTGATGATGCAACCGAGTTAAATATACACAAGGCGCTCACATGGTTATCGTATGAAAGCGAAAAGAATCAAATAGAAATAGCAAAATTAAAAAACAATGGTAGGGGAAACAATTAACACACTCAAAGAAGCATTTTTAAACGAGCCTTTTTGTAACACAGCAACCGATGGCGACATCTTTGATGTGGATTTAGACAAGGTTACACTATATCCATTAACTCACGTTATGTGTACTGGCTTTCAAGACTTAGGAAGCACAATTGCGGTATCTTTTAGTGTGTTATGTATGGATGTCATTGACGAAACTAAAACACCAATAAACAATAAAAACAATATTTGGAATACTCAAAGCGCATTAATTCTTAAAATATTAGGAAGCATAAGACGAGGCGAATTAAGCGACAATAACTGGCAGTTGCAAGACACAAGCCCAGCAACTTTATTTACTGAAAGATTTGAAAATAATTTAGCAGGAGTTGAACAATCATTTACGGTGGTAGTTCCAAACACAATGACAATATGTTAAACTTAGATGTAGTACTTAATCGATTTGCTAAACACGTTGTAACGCAATCTAAAGCTAATTTAACAAGGGGCGGAAAGAAAGTATCGAGTAAATTATATGATAGTATAACGTCAGAATTAAACGCTAGTAAAAATAGTTTTTCATTATCATTTGAAATGGAAGATTATGGAGAGTTTCAAGATCAAGGAGTGAAAGGCGCAAACCCTAATTTAGTGAAAGGAGGCATACAAAAAGCGCCTAACGCTCCTTTTAGTTTTAAGAATAAAAGACCACCGAGCAAATTTATTAGCGAGTGGGCGAAAGCTAAAAACATAAGGTTAAGAGATGAAAAAGGCAGATACACAAGAGGCAATTATGATACGATAGGTATTATACTAGCTAAAAGAATATTTGCACAAGGAATCAAGCCGAGTTTGTTTTTTACAAAACCATTTGAAAGTGCGTTTAAAAATTTGCCTGACGAATTAGTAGAAGCATTTGATTTAGATTTAGATAATCTATTAAAATTTACAACAAAATGAAAGTAATATTTGTTCGAAGTCCTTATAAAATACTTGTTGATGAAGCCACGCAGGTTTATACTAGATGCGTTGTTGATATAGCTGACCCTTCTGGAGTGTTACCAACAAAAACCGTAACGCTAGAAAAGCAAATACCCGACACAGTTAATCGGGATTGTTGGTTTAATATTTCGCCTTACATAAAAGATGATATTGAGAACATTTCAACAAGCACAGTAACGCCAACAGACGAGGATTTTAATATGTGGCGATTGGTTAACGTTACAACATTTTGGAAAAAGAATATTGAGGATGGATGGACTGCATTTGAAGAACAAGACTTTGTGGCGGTAAATGGATATACTAATTACATGGATGGTTACAATCAATTTATTGAAGAAGATGTGCTTTGTTTGGTCAATTCAGATGTAAAAATTAAACAAGCAGACGACAATCAATATTTTAATTGCTTAGTCGATTTTGACAATACGGCAGGATATGATTTGGTTTATCGTTACCGAGATTTAAACGAGTTGACAGTTGAAAATTTGGTTGTGCTAGATAATACTGCCGATAGCAAAATATACATGCTAAAAGTTCCGTACCGAACAACAGACCCCGATTTAGCAGATGGAAACAGCGTACAAGTTAGACTAGACACTTCAGGCGGCGCAACAATTCCAAATAGAGTTTATTTTCTAAACGAGGAAGAATGCCTTTATACTCCAGTAAAATGCACTTACATTAATTCGTTTGGAGGTTGGCAATTTGTAACATTCTTTAAAGCTAGAACAGATAGCTACGATGTTAAAAATAAAAGCTATAGTCTTTTAGCCGATGGAGTTGACTATAATCCATTACGAGGTCAAAAGAAAGAATTTAATTTTGATATGACGCAAACCGTTAAATTAAATACAGGATGGGTTGATGAAAACACAATAGAGTTGCTAGTTGATATGTTAGCGAGCGAAAAAATATTACTAGACAATGAACCAGTAATACTAAAAGACAAAACAATCCAAAAGAAAACAAGGATAAAAGACAAGATGATTAATTACGAAATGAATTTTGAATATGCTTTTAACCTAATAAACGATGTTGATTAATGAGAAGTGTAGCACTTTATATTTATATTGACCAATTAGTTGACGATGTACTTACACCTATTCGACACCGCTTTGAGTTGTTTAATGATGAGGCTATAAGTATAACTTCCTCTATCCAAAACTTTAGAGATTTAGGAAAGATATTTACTGACTACTCCAAATCATTTACTATTCCAGCGTCAAGCCATAACAATAAAATAGTTCATCATTGGTATAATAGCGAAGTAGGAGAAACTGTTATTGATAGTCCACTAGACTTAGATAATGCGTTTGATCACAGAATTACTTATTACGGTTATATTGAAATTGATACTATACCTTTTCGATATGGCAAGTGGTCTTTGAAAGGAAGTAAGAAAACAAACAACAAAATTGAAAGCTATTCTATTGATTTCAAAGGCAATCTAGTACAGTTAAAAGAACGGTTTAAAGACGATAAGTTAAACTCTATATCCTATTTTGTTGATGGAGTTCGCGTAAGTCCTTACGATGTATTAAACCATGCTTGGAGTTTAGGCGAGGTTAAAGATAGGATTGTTGCGTCTACTCAAACACCTATAACTTATCCGATAATTGGAACAAAAAGAAAATTATACTTAGACAGCGGAACGGCAGCGCAAGACATATCGAACACCTCAGGTAAGTTAATGTTTAATGAGATATTCCCTGCCATACGTGTTACTAACATTTTAGAGTATATTCAAACGTGTTACGGTATTACGTTTGAGGGTGCTTTTATTGAAAGCCAAACTTTTAGTAAGTTGTTTTTGTATTTAAAAAATCAAGATGAGTTATTAATTAAGTCCGAGCAGTTACAAGTCGACTTTACAAGCAAGCAAGCGTATACTCAAGTATTAAGTAATCACACAGATCCCGCGAACTCATCAAACCGTTCTGATTATTTATTTGACGATTTAAATTTAGATACAGATGTATTGACATTTGATTTAGATTATGCACCGTTCTTTTTTCCTTACACATCACTCCCGCAAATTTGGAGAAAAAGAGCTTTATTTTTAACTATAACAGTAACAGCTGGAGCATCAAATCCTTACAATATTTATGTTTATAATAATGGTATTTTATATTCTACTTTTGAAAACGTTGTAGGCACTTCTACTAAAACAATATTTGCATCTGCATTTTTTGGAGCTACTGCAAACCCTGATGATTTTAATATTTATAACTTTACTTTCTTTGTTTCTAGTGATAGCGGAATAACTTTTGAAAGCACGTTAACTCAATCGATACAAGTTATTTCAAACACGTCTTATAATTATTTTGGCAATGTAATTTCATCTCCATCACAAACACAAATATTAAGGGCATACGGAACAGCACAAACAACAACGTCAAACATCGATATTAAATCATTTATACCTGATATAACCGTTGTTTCTTTTATTGAGGGATTGATAAAGATGTTTAATATAATGGTTATTCCACAAAGCGAAACATCGTTTTATTTGCAACCGCTACCCGACTATTATAGCGATGGTATAAATATAGATATTACCAAATATGTTACCCCTGATAGCATAGATATTAATCCACCATCGCTCTATAAAAAGATAGCTTTCAAATATGAGAAGTCAATTAACATATTGAATGAGTTTTTTAGAAGTGCATTTAATAAAGAATACGGCGATCTAAATTTTGAAAATCAAAACAGCGCATTTTCCGAAACTTACGAAGTCGCTTTACCTTTTGAAGATTTTATGTTTGAAAGGGAAACGGGAACTAATTTTATAACCGCCACAATATTTGACAAAGACAGACAGGCTTACGTGCCGAAGCCTACTTTAATTTACGACAACGGACAACAAAGCGTTACGCCTGACATTAAAATAGC